GTGTCGGCGATTTTGCGGTTTTCGCCCGTATTGATGTTATGGATCACCCACGTCTTGGCTTCCTTGAAAACCAAGATGTAGGGTCCCACTGTTCCGATCCCGGTGATTGGTTTGCCATCTGAGGCGTCGAAGCGCACCACATTGGTCTTGGGCCAGTCCGAAGGATCTCCCTGAGAGCCGCCTTCGCCTATCGGCAGCACTTCTGAGAACCACACGGCCGAAGGATCGGTTGAGATCCCCGTCATCCAGATCCGGTTGCCCGCAAAGACCATGTACTTGCCCTGGGGCACGTGAGGGGCTTTTTCATAGGTCGCTCGTTTTTCAGCGTCTTCGGGAGTCTTGCCGATCCATTCTTTGACTTTGGTGGCTTTTTCCGCCGCAGTCCAGTATTGGGCTTTGTCTACACCGTTGGTCAAATAGAAGGGACCTTGACCGGCGACTTCTTTGGATTCGGGCGCTTGGATGACTTCCCAAGGCTTGCCTTCCGTGAAGCCTTCGCCGATAGTCGAGACTTCACCCAATATGTTGATCGAGTAGAGGTTTTTTCCTCCCGAGGCGATCAGATACCAGTTGCCCCCTTTGGTTTCCACCGCCGCTACCGAGATCAGTTCTTCCGCCGGAAGCGATTTGGTCACAAACTGCACGGTGCCGTTTCGCTTGAGGATCGCACCGCGCTCGGAGCTGATGACGTTCAAGCATTCACGGGTCTCTTTTTCGTCCAGCGTGTAGGGGCTGTCAATCGTATTGAGCTAAAGCCCACCAGTAAATCCCTCAAACATAAAAGGTGTACCCCTGATGGCTCATCACCCCCTTCAAGAGATTCTAAAAAATCTCTCTATCGTATTGTCTAACTGCTCGCAGTTTTTCACGATAATTGTCTACCCTATAAACTATATCACTTCCCAAGGGCTTTCTGTGCCCCAAGCATTCGCGTGGCGCGAGAGCGCACTGCAGCGGCCTCTGAGGAGCTAATATCCTTGGCTCGTGGGAGCATCTGCAGCGCCAATCTCGCATGCTTTTGATCGGGCATTGGAAAGCGATCGCCGCCGAAGGTCGCTGTCTTCTTTCTGAGCGCTTGGTCCATTACCACGGTCCTCTCAGTCCTAGGCTTCTGTTGCCCCACGTCCCCTCTATGTTTCGAGGGGTGTCTACGTTGCGCAGTTGCACATCACTTGCGTAAGCATCGAGATCACGAGAATAGCGGCCTTGGTGGTATTGGGCCGCTTCCATGTCATCCTCGGCCTCGAAGCCCCTCACGACCGCGTACTCGACCAGCAGGTGCAGGTAGTTTTTGTTGAGCACCGGCTTGTCCCCTTCAGCAACCAACGTTGGTGGGTTGCCGATGTAGCGCTCTTCCAGTTCGTATTCCCCGTTTGGATTGGGGAATAGCCACAGTTCGTTCTTGTAGAGCGTATAGACCGCTGGGAGCGCGACCACGATCTTTGGGTTCTGGTTATCAAACTGGTGCAGCTCCGCCGGTCTGAGCCTGCCATACATTTCAGGGAAAAAAATATCCTGCATACGCAGGAAATTGGACGGCAGTGGGTACTTATAGACTTCGTTTTTAGTCGTGATGACTTCGGTTACTTGAAACTCTGGACTCTCTACCTCCCTGGCTATCTGAAACTGGGCCTCGTTGACCCAGTTTTCGATGCGTTTGCGATTGACCTGGGGGCCATCGTTGAATCCAAAGTTGAGTACCTCGTTGACACAATCGGCAAAGGTTTCAAGTGGCATTGCGCTCCTTCATCCTCGTGATGGCCACCCGTAGCCATGTAGAAGACACCAGACGTGCATTCGGAGAACCGGAAAGGTGATGATCGATCCTTCGATTTCGTGGACCGTGATGTACTTGGCGGGACCCGTACGTTTCATGAGAGACACCTGCTCGACGAGGCCAAACTGAGTGCCCTGCGTGTTTAGGCAAACGCCCGGTTCGCTCAACTCACGCCTCTTGGAATGAAGGCTTTGGCGTTGACCTCGACATCATCCCTGCGGATCTGGTAGGCCATTCGTTCGCCCATCTCGCCAACTTGCTCTTCCAGAGCGCGATCCTTCTCTCTGTCGGCCTGGCGATCTTTGCGTTCAGCGTCTCCGATGTAGTCATTCTCGCTGGAGGCCAGAAAGCGAAGATACTCGACCAGCGCTGAGTTCAGCCCGTCGGGCGGGATTGTCGTGACCATTCCCTCAGTGCCGTCGTCCAGACGCTCTGTGATTACGTAGTGTTCGCCGAACTCGTTCCAATAGACTTTCAGTCGCGGGTCGAGTTCCTGGATCTGTTTGACGACTCCCAGCACGTCCCCTGAGACCATGATTTTCTTGCCGTTGCGGCCTGTGCGAACTTGATCGAGGGTTGCGTGCGGGATCTCCATCAGCGCCCAATCGTGCAGACTACGACTTTGAATTCAGAGCCTTTAGCGCCTTTTTCGGCTTCCTCTTTGAGGATGATGAGTTCTTTTTCGGTTTCTTTTTTAGTCGTGGGTTCCAGGTTGTAGAGCTGGAGTTTGAGCGCCGGAGCGTTTGCGCCTTCGACGCCTCCAGCTCGCTGAACCGTGATGCTTCCCACCATTGCGGTTGCCTCTTTGGCCGGTCCCACGACATTGCAGCACCACGCACAGTCCGGCAACCCGTCTGTGAGGCCCAGAGATTCGGCGTTGAGCGTGATGCCTTCTGTTTTGTATTCGGTGCCGAGCGTGACTTCACAGATCGCGAGTGTGCGTCCGCCCAGGTTGATCTTCAGTGGTTCAGCGTAGGCTTTGACTGTTTGTGCCATGGTGCTCTCCTAATCGAAGAAGTCGGGTTTGCAGATCGATTGGTCAAGGTTGCGTCCGTGGGCTTTGTCGGTCCACTGGCATGCGTCATAGCCCTCGGGAAGATGCTCAAAGAAGGTGTAGTCCGCAACCCAGAGTCTGTATCGTGATCGAGGAACAGTGCTGATCGCTGCCTTGACGGCCGGCATCGAATCCAAGCTTGCGTAGAGACAGGGGCGCTTGACGCCTCGATTGTGTTGACGCTGCAGCCACGCAAGCGCCTCCTGCGGGGTTGCGTCCCCGGCCTCGATGTCCAAGCAGCTTGCGTCCTCGCTTGCGTTGACCGCTATCGAGAGACGCTTTGCTCGGGGAAATCTGGCCACCAGCTCGGGATAGGTGGGCCAGTGACCTCCCACGTACCCTGCCACTGCTTCTGGGTTGGCTGGAATTTCTGAAACCGTGGTCGAGTCATACATCGTGATCGGGTGAGAAAGCTTGGCCCTGCGCCGACGGTTGAGCGCTTCCAGCGCCCTCTCAAGACCCGTCAGTTCGCGAATCTTCTTCGCGATAGCCACACCGCGTTTGTGCGTGGCCGAGATCTGTTCCTGTAGGGTCAAGTTACCTCCCGTAGGGGAGTCGCCTCCGTCAGCAAAAGGCGACTCCCCTAGGCTTCAGCGGTCTAGATTGGCGCTTCGTCTGAGCAGAATTCGATTCTGCCTGTGCGGTTCGGTGCCACCGATGCAAGAGCGGCGTACCACTTAAACCACGCCTGCCAAACGGCGCTCCACGTGCCGGTCCCGGCGCTCTTGAGCTGGAAGATTCCATTCTCCATCTCCAGCCATCCGGGCTTGACCTGCTCGAACCACTTCAACGCGCTCTTGTTGAAGCCGAACGCGTAGGTCTTCGGACAATCGTCGTCCGCGACAACGGGGATCTCGTTGACCATGATCGCCGAGTAACCGCCATGCACGTCCACGGCGGATGCATCGTTGAAGCGCTTCTGCGATTCAAACGTATCTGCCAACTTGCGGCGCACGCCACGGCTCGTGAGGAAGATTTCCACGTCGCCGTTGCCCTGTGCTCCAACCTTGTCCGCGAGCTGCTCGAACAGCGATTGACCGCAAACGTTCAATTCGTTGAACGCTTTGCCCGACTTGACGGTTTGAGCATTCCAGAACGCGTTACCCGCCGTTTCTGAGTTGATCGAGTGCAGTGTCCGGTTTTCTTCGGAGATGTTGCGCAGTCCGTCCATCTCGTTGTTGCGGTTTTTGGTTACGTAAACGTTGTATGTTTCCGCCGCCAATTCCGCCGCGAGTTCTTTGGAGAGCGTGACTTCCTTGCTGGAGACCGAGCGCGCCACGACTTCAGCGCCCACGACACCGTTCGCAGTTTCTCCAGTCGCTTCTTTGAGAACATCAATCGTGTCCCCGATCTGGATGTACTGCAAATCGAATTCGGTGTTGAATTCGAGTTTCGTGGTTTTCGAGGTTTTCTTGACCCCGGCCGTGGCCGAAGGGGCAAGAGCAAGGGTGCCGTTGCCACGCCCGAAGGCCTGGCGGTTGATGTCCTTGCGCATGTCCATCGCGACGCCCTTGGTCTCAGAGACCAGAGCCGAGATAAACGCGCCCTCATTTGACTTGGTTGCCTCGATCACCTGATCGGACAGCTCGATGCCGTAATAGTGATATCTGAGCGGCACAATCCCGTCCAGATACACCTGGCCACCGGCGGCCGGCAGTTCTCCACCGTCCGCGATTGAGCGCCGTCCACGGTTGCGGTTCTTGTGCACCGGGAAGATCGCTCGGCGACCGGTGTGGTCGATGTGATCTGAGTCCCGCTCGATCTGATCGAGCAGATAGGTCTTCTGGTTAAGCTCCTCCACGATCGGTCCGACGTACTCGTCCTTCAGGATCGCGTCCAGAGCGGCCAGCGTTTGCGTAGCCATTGATTACTCCTTACTAGGACTGTGATTGACGCAAACGTTCCTTGGTTCTCGCCGCCGCCTGCTCGAACGTCGTGGTTGGTTTCAGCCGCTCAGATCCTCCACCCGCCGCAAGTGGCACAGCAGGTTGCGTTGTCTTGTCTTGGACGAATGCTTTTTGGGCCTCCGCCGTCATTGATCTGAAACGGTCGAATCCGACCTGCACCCAGCTCCCTTGACCCTCATGGTTGATTCCCAGATCGAGAACCATGGCCTTTTGGTCTTTGGAGAGCGTGACCCCGCTTTCCTCTTCTAGACGCGACAGCTCAGTTTTGATGTTCTGATCTTCGGTGTCTATCGCCCGCTCAGTCTCCCATTCCTGGATCTTCTCCTGGATTGGAGCGACCTGTGCCTGGGCTTGGGCTGCGATGAGCGCTTCGATATCGGCGTTCGGATTTTCAGCCTCTTCGACTTGCTCCTGCGCCTCTATCAAGCCCAGCTCTTTTGCCGCTTCCGCGACAAATCGCTGGTAGCCGTCCTCCTGCTTGACCTGTTCGTGCCAAGCCAGCAGTTCCGCCAGCTCTTTGGGATCATACTGCGTGAGTTGCTCCACCTCTTGGTAGGGCTCCCACGTACTTTTGAGTGTTGCCGCCTCTTCTAGGCGACCGTTGACGTTCTTCTCGGCGTCCTTGAGATATGAGCCCACGATTTCGCGGTGCTCTTCTGGAACGTTTTGAAGATAGGAATCGAAGATCCCTGTACCGGCGTCCCCCTGGCCCGAATCGGGCTGTAGGTCGTCTGGCATGATGTTCTCCTTTGCGCTGTAACAGTCCTTCTGGGCCGCTGTACGGATGCCTTGGCAGCCCTAGAAGGATTCATCGTCCCTGGCGCGACTATGCCCTTAGCGGGCGTTTGTGTGGCGCTGGAGGCCTTATTTCAGGCCCGCAGCCTCTGCTCCAGCCTTCAGAGCAAGCTTTGCCTTGGCTTTGGCGTTTGCGCGACTCCACGCATCCGCTGACTTGCCAACGGTTTCTGGTTGATCTTCCATCAGATCGTCAGAGCTATTGCCGGCGCTTGCAACCTCGCCTGGCTTCTGAGTGTTCGTGATCGAAGGAGAGTCCTCGCCACCGATGCGTTTCGCGGGCGGGGCCTTTGGGGCTTTGCCGACTGACTCGCGGTTGCCGCCCGGCTTGCCCTCGGTGTGATGCATCTTGTCGTCTGGACGTGAAAGCTCGCGAGCCGCCGCCATGCGTCTGATCTCAGCGTCACCGCCAGAGAAGCCGCTCGATGGTTTCGCGGAGTGCAGGTTGTTGGCGGATTTGATCGGCCCTTCGCTGATCTTGTCGCTGCCACCGCCAGCACGCTCGGATATCGGCTGTGCGGGGCGCTCACCCTCCCGTGCGCTGCCCGGAGGGACAGACCCGCGATTGTCGTCGCCCACCTTGCGCGTATCCTCGGGGAAGTTGCGCTGGAAAGCTCTCTGTGCGGCCTGCGCCGCCTCTTTGCGCCCGGGAGAATCCTGGGGAGTCGAGTGACCGCGCTGAATTTCGTCTGATACTCGAGCGAGATGGGCGTTTATGTCCTCATGCTCCTTGGACCCCGCCGTCTCGCCTTTGAAGCCCTCGATGGCCTTCAAGAGACCGGGCGCTGTCTTGAGTGCCATGGTTATCTCCTTCCGGCCGTCACGGGCCGTGTTTGTGAGCTGTCGAGCACCAGGTGATCCTCTTTGGAGTCCCTGGTGCGAATCACGATTTTCCCGGCGTCCGCATCGGCGATGTAAACGCCCACACGACCCGAATGCGGCCCTTTCGTCACTTCACAGAAGCAGCCTGGAACTGGAATTTCTCCCTCGATCTCGGGGATTTTCTCTTCTTGATCGCGAAGGATTCGAGAGATTCTCATTGGGTGTGAGCGCCAACCGGTTCGGAACTTTCGGGCTCTTCCTTTTCCTGAGAGGGCTTCAGTCCCGCTTGAGTCTCGATTTGACGTTTGATATCGGGCGGTGCATCCTTGTAATTCAAAGACTCAGCAGGGGTGTGTTCGGGCGGCGGAGGCGCTTGCTGCTTAGCACCCTCGGGTGGCATGCCGCCTTCCGGTGAGATGCTCTGCAGCACCCGTTCACGGTGTTCGGCAACGTGGGCTTCCATGTCCATTTGCACCTGTGGCGGCAACTGCAGATAGGTTGCTCCGCGCTGGAACTCCTCGTGAACATGGATATGCACCTGGTGTTCATCGAAGGGGTTGACCACCAGCCGTGTGCCCTGGGAAATCTGCTGATTCTCACGATTGACCTGAGCAACCGAGGCGGTGAGGTCTCCAAAGAGCTTCTCCAGACCTCCGGCCTCCATGTCCCGAAGGACTTTCTGCATCGTGATCGGATCGACAGGGGCACCGGAGTACTGCATGCGCAGGTTGAGCATGTCTTGGATGGCGGCCTGTCGAGCGGCCTTGGATCTCGGGAACGCGGAGCCAGCCTGCACTTCGACGTGTGTGTTTTCCTTCAACGCCGCGCCTCTGAAGTTCAGAACGTCCCAAGCATGATCCTCTCCGGCGATCATGATGGTGCGTTCGTCAGTCCAATACTTGGCCACGAGCTTCAAAAGCTGAGAGCCGGCAACGCCAAGCGCTTCCTCCATGTCATAGATCCGAGGCCCGAGGCGTGTATCGTCGGCTTCCTGCAGCAAATTGATTGCGCTGGCGGCCTTGACTCCAGCGGGAACTTGAGCATTGGTGACTTCGTGCTGCCCTGAGATTTCCTGCATCGAGGATTCGATGCGCTGTTGCTGCTGGAGCACGTACTGGGGCATGGGAGGTGCTTGCAGATAACTCGGGAGAGCGTTCTGCACAGTGTCGTCGAAGTCGATCCGCTCGCCTGGTGTCCCCTGATACTGGATATTCGCTTGGCGAGAGCAGAGAATCGCCGGGTTGCCAATGCGCTGCGCATTCTCGGTGATCTGAGACTCGATCTTGTTCAGCTCAGACTGTGGGGAGCGAAGCTGCTCAACCGTGGAAGTTGGCCAGAATCGGCCTGGCACCGGAATGCCCTTGAACATCACATAGGGTAGGCAACGATATGGGTTGTCTTCTTCGCAGAGCATCTTTGACTTACACCACACGGCTCTGCGACCCGCCGCGTGCTGAGAATTGGGCTTGCACCAATACTCGTGCAGCTTCACGCCCTTGTAGCCCGATCCGCCGCTGATCTGGTAGGCCGGGAACATGCGCGCCTCAGTAGGCCCTGGAGCCACGTCTGTGTCGGGCTCAATGTCTACCCCGAAGTGCTGCTTGACGTACTCTGAGGACTTGATCGAGACCTGTATGCACCACTCGCAGTCCTCAAGCTCTGTGGCAATCGGGTCTGGATAGAATTCAAACGGAGAGACCGTTTCCACATGCACGTCGCCCGTGGCGATGGTCTTCTGGTTGAGACCTTCCGGAACCTGACCTTCGAAGTCCGCCGGACGCATTGGTGAACCAGTATCGCCGTGAATGACCGGTTCGCCTTCGGGATCGGTGACAATATTGACTTTCTGTCCCTGGGCGGAGTCCCAGCAGATCTTCCAGAAGCCCGCGCCGGTGATTCGTGACCAAAGCAGAGTGTCGTTGAGCTTGTTGCGCATGCGCAGGTGACGCCAGAGATAGCTGAGCACCTTTTCTCCGGTGAGCGCCGCCTGCAGGTCTGTATCTTCGGCGCTTGTGGGGATGACTTGAAAGGTGGGCATTTGCTTGCCCATCTTTGCGATCTCTGTATTGACAATCCCGACGATGCGGTTGTCTACCAGCATCAGTCGCCACGGGTCGAGCCTCGGCCGATCCAATCGTCCTCGGTTCCAGAACATTCAGGGTAACCACTGGTCCCCAAGAAAAAAGGCCATGTTCAGGAACCAGATCGGCTCGAAACGACTGTGGTTCCCCTTGGCTTGACTGAGAAGTTTCTCAAGGTCCGCCACGGTTTGGTCTTTGAAATAAGGACCAGCGATTGCAATCACCTCCTTTCAGTGTGCTACTATTCCAGAATGCAGCACGGTAAGAGATGGACGTTTGTCAAGTACAAATGCCGCTGTAGCGCCTGCTGCGCGGCTAACGATGCCTATATGATCGCCTATCGACAACGCAACAAAGCCAAGATCCTCAAAAAGGAGGCAGAGCGCTACCAGCGCAATAAAGAGACAATCATCAAGCGTATGAACGGTTATTATGCTCGGGAACGAGCGATAATTCTGTTGCGGCAGAAACGAGCGATTGTCCGAGCTCGTAGATGTGCCGCAGAGCAAAGGCGACGCGCTCGTAAGCTAAACCAGTTCGTAGAGAGCGTGGATCCCCTTGTTCTGCTTGAATCTCACAAAGGTTTTTGTGGGATCTGCCACAAGCCTATTCGAGGCGATTTCCACGTCGATCATATCGTTCCACTCTCACGAGGTGGCGAGCACAGCTACGCCAATACACAGCCCGCGCATCCTCGTTGCAACATGAAAAAGCACAATTCCTAGCCCACGATCACGATCAGATATTTGCCGTTTTCCGTGAGTTCAGCCGCCCATTTGATTTCGATGGTAGCTTCGTTTACGGCTTCGATCTTTTCGATTTTCGTAATTTCTTTGATGTTCCCTGATGGACCCAGTTTGTAGGCCGATACCTGAACGGCGATTGTGTTCAGATTGTGAATGATGTTTTTAGTGACCGTTTCGGCGGCTTTTCCCAAGAGCACGCACGAGAGGATGCGAGCCACGCCAATCGGACCAATCGAGACTTCACCTTGGCCAAGAAATGGAGGAACGGGTGGCAGTTCTTCGCTGCCGGGTTCCCGAGCATACTGAGATTGTTTGAGGATTTCTTCTTGAGTGATGTGGGCGTTTGTGCCCGTTTCTGCTGGCATGCTCTTATCCAATCACCGTAATGAACATTTCTTCTTTAGCACCGGGCGCAGCGGTAAAGGTGTACGTGCCTTCAGTCGTGCTTTCAGAGACCCATTTGCCCAGCGCCGTTGTTGGCAATTCGGTCGGTAGTTTGGTCGTGGATTTCTGAGCGAAAGCAACTACTGCTTGAGTGTTGAAGCTGTGTTTAATTTTCACTTTCGTTTCGCTGCCATTGCCCGTATAAGCAACAACAAGCTTGGTGGGGATCCCACGATTTCCTGAGATTTGTTTGTTTTCTTCACCAGAGGGAACCGGAGTCGTGGCTTGTAGAACCTTGCCTCCACTCACCGCTTCGCTTTTGATCTTGCCTTCTTCGACAGCTTCGGCTTTGATCTTCGCCGCCGTTACAGCTTCAGCCGCAATCTTTGCGGCCGTGACAGCCAGAGCACCCAACTTGGCTTCTGTCACTGCTTCGGCAGCCAGCTTTGCGGAGCTGACAGCTAGAGCGGCAACCTTTGCTTCGGTCACCGCTTCGCTTTTGATCTTGCCGGCAACGACCGCTTCAGCCCCGAGCTTTTCTTCCGTGACAGCACTTGCCGCAATCTTCGCTTCAGTGACCGCGCTTGCCGCCAGCTTTTCTGCCGTGATTGTTTCTTTGGCAATCTTGGCAGCGCTTACAGCTTCGGCGGCAAGCTTGATTTCTGTGACCGCTCCGTTTTTGATCTTTTCTTCGGTGACGCCTTCGTTTGGGATTTCTCCACCGCCACCACCGCCACCAGTGAGCCAAGTGAATATGTGGGGCATTATCCCGTGATGACTATATAGTTGGCAATTTTGGCTCCCGGTGCCACCGTGAACGTAACTTCTACTTCAGAGGCATTGATCGCCACGCCTTTGCCAAGCAACGTCACCGGCAGTTCAAACGTCGAGGTCAAGATTGCAACCTGTACAGCCTGTGTTTCAAGGCCGTGTTTGATTTTGAATTTAGTTTCAACCGCGTTACCTTCGGTGACCGCCACAAATCGACGTGTCACTCCCGCCGTGCCAAGCTGTACTTTGTTTTCTTCGCTTTTAGTGGCTGGCGTGGTGCCTGCTTTGACCTTCGCGGGGCTTACCGCCGCTGTGGCGAGCTTTGCTTCGGTCACCGCTTCGTTGGCTATCTTTTCGGCGGTGACTGCCGCAGCCGCAAGTTCAGAGGCGGGAGTGACGATGACGTGGGGCATCTAGTCTCCAGAGCCCACACGCAGGAACTCGGGCACTATGTCTCCCACATAGGCCATCTCGGCTCCATCGCTTGACTGCTCATGCGGGATCGAAGGAATGACTTCTGGGTAGCGGATCTCGGGATGCTGGATCCGTTCGGCCAGTTCTTTGCGCTCGAACGCGTGACGCTTGAGCACTCCATCGAGCAGGAACTTGTCCGCAAAGCGCTCTGCGAAGAGCACGGCGATGATTACGCAAAGTGCAATAGTCATGCGCCCAGCACCACCCAAGAGACACCGTCTTTGGCTTTGCGCGAGTCGAGATAGACCTTCCTGGGATCGTCGATATCTATCGATATCACGCCCTTGGCAGCCAGCGAGATGCCCTTCTGTTCGGCAGATCCGTGTGCCCCCGCTTTAGCCACGACTCCTTTTCCTCCAACTACCACTTCTTCTTCGTTGGTGGAGAGGGCTTGGATGACAACCGTTTTCGCGGTGAAGGTGATTTCTTCTGTGGTGAGTTGCACTCGTGTGCCGGCGACTGCCACTTCAGTGACACCTTCGATGAGCCCCGATCCAACGTTAGTCATGAGCCGCTCCCAGTCGTGGGCGACCTCTTGGCCGCTGAACTTTCAACTCCTGTGGGCGATGGCTGAGCGCCTGCTCCATTCGATCCGCGTATTCGGTGGCTTTGTCAGCGCGGCGCTTCTCCTCCTCCAAGCGATGCTCAAGAGAGGCGAGCCTTGCCTGGAAAGCCTCCGTGTCCATCATCCCCAGCAGCACCGCTCCCGATTTGACGCAATCCTCACAAAGTATGAGATCGTCCATCGAGACCTTCAGCCCGTCGTCACGATCACCGTACCCTCGATCACAGGCCGCGTCGAAGTCGATGTGCCGAGCGTCTGAGTTCTGCCCAAAGCACGCCGAGCAGTAGATCGGCATGTTGGCAGCGCGCACCTCATTGGCAACTCGAACGCTCATGCGACTTCTTTCAAGTTGGTTTTCAGCGTGCTGAATTCACGCGGTTTTCTGGCGTTCGCAAGCTCCTGCTTCAGAAGCTCTACGCACTCCTCGATTGTGGTGTCTTTGGAATGCTTGCTCCAGTCGAGGCCACAGAGCGAGCACCGAAACGACGCGGCGACGGGTTCTGGTCTACGCATACACACCTCCGTAGTGTGGTAATCTTTGTTCATGGACGCCGCCTTTGGAAACTGGCTCGCTGGGTTTATAGACGGCGAGGGATGTTTTCGCATCAAGCCCATCAACCAAAAGGATGCTCCAGGCTGGATGTGCATCTTCGTCTTGAAGTTGCGCGATGACGATGCCGCAATTCTAAGGCTTGCTCATGCGGAAACTGGAATCGGGCGCCTATATCCACACAAAGGCGAAAAAGGACAAAATCCCGGACTGGCTTGGTGGGTGCAGCGACGGATGGAGTGTGTGGCTCTTACATTCATTCTGAGTCGTTTTCAGTTGCGAGCCAAGAAGCGACATGATTTTGTGCTTTGGAGAGAGGCTGTGGAGGCGTGGACTATGGCGCCTCCTGATTTCAATCACATGGAAAAATTGGCGGCTGAGTTGAAAGAATGGCGTACCTACGCAAACACGCCACCGTAGGGCGTTCTGGGAATGTGGGTCTTGGGCAGTGGAGCCATATCGCGACGCATCGCGGCTTCCATCGGTGTGAGCTGTGACTCTTCTTCCTCTGGAAGAGGCGTGATCGGACGAGAGGCGACAACATACCTCAGTGCATCGAGGAGGTGATCGTCAACCTTGACGGGTTTCTCCTTGGGATCATCCTGTGCTCGGCTCGGCGAGGACCAGCGATACTTGCGGAACTCATCGATCAGGTTTTGACAGTTTGCCGTGATCAAGAGACGATGGGTCTGCAGGCGCTCCTTGACGCGGTTTATGCCCGCTGTGACCGCGTTTTGTCCGAGGATGGTGACGATGCCGTTGTCGGTGAACTCCATCTGATCGGAGCGGCCCGTTTGGTGCATGATGTTGCGTGCGCTTGGGTCGATCACGTACCAATTCGGAAGAAGCGGTCCTTTCTCGTTTGAGTGCTTGTGATTGACGAGCTTGATCGCCTCGCAGACCTGCTTGACCGTGTGGCCCTGCAGCGCCAGTTCGTCGAAGACGACCATCGTGTCCTCTGGGGTCAAATAAGCCCATATGACGGCCGCCATGTGCCGCATGCCTGGATCTATCCCCACATATACTCGCGCATCCGCAGGGACGCCGGGATCGCGTTCTGGGATGACGTGAGCCGAACGCGAGAACTCTTCATAGATCATTCCGGCGAAATGAACGAAGCGCCCGGATTTGCGAGCTTGGCGCTCCTCCTTTGAAAGCCCCGCCAGCGCTCTGCGCTTGGTGTTGGCGTCCAAGTGGGGATTATCGTCCATGTCCACCAGGACGATTGTCGAGTCAACCAACTGACGCTTGACCCACGGCTCCCAGATCTCATCGAAGGTCCAACTCATCCCCTGCAGTGGGGTCATCGTCAGAAGCTCATCGCCGCCGAAGTCAATGAGGCGCATCATCGACTCTCGGCGAATGTTGCGCGGCGGCTCCTCGTCGTAGTGGATCCGGTGCTTAGCCGCGCCGCCGAACTTGTCGAGATCCTGCTCGAAAGTCAGAAAGTCGAAGGTCGAGCCGTTCTTGAAATGCAGCTTGCGCAGTGTCTTCTCATAAGCCTTGTCGAAACGATCCCCGACCAACTGGTCCTTAGGCGACCATTCCCGCAGCTTCTGAAAGATCACGCCCTCCATCGTGGAGGTGAAGTCCGGCACCACGATCCTGCAGTGAAATGGCGGCTCCCAGCGCTTGTATGAGGCGAGGTGCTCGGGCAGGCAGTCCCTATCGACCGCCTGAATCAGGTCGTCGAGGATTCCCGCTGTGGTCTTGCCCGAGCGGTTGCCTCCAAAGAAGCACTTCAGCGACGAGTGACTCTTGTGGAATTCGACCTGCTTTGGATGTGGCTCATACCCAAGCAGTGGGTTGGCCTTGAGTTTCTGTTCATAGGCCTCAAGAAGCTTCCCAACTTCCTCTTGACGCTCTGGTGGCAGCTTGGCAATTGCCTCGGCGTCGATCTTGAGCATTTATTCTTCTGTGAATGCACTGACTTCGGCGGCTTTCACGTTCGTGGAGATGCCACCGGGGAATGTTTCCTTGATGCTTTTGATCGCGGAGGCGGCGGTTTCGGCGTTCGTGATCTTGATGCCCCGGTGGATTTTGATCCCCGTTTCGATGGTGTTGGCCGCTGCGCCTATGTGATTGGATTCGCCCTGGGTTTCGCCCAGTCCAGCGAATTTTTCATCCCAGAAGACGTAATATTCAGGCATCGCTCACACCACTGTTTTGAAGTTGGTGTTCGGTTTGACAACGGCTCGCGCGGGACCGCCGTTGTTGAGATACTTTTCCCTGACGACCGCAATCGCTTCGGCGGCGGAATTGGACTTGACTTCCACCAGCTTGCAGGTTCCGATGCCGAAGATGCCTTGAGCGGCAAGCGAGGACCCAGCGCCTTCTACCGTGTCCAAGCCAATCGTGGTTTCTTTGGCGGTCCCCAATTTTTCTTGGATCTTTTCAGTGCGGGTGCCGCTGCCTGCTTCCTGGATGTCATAGGCGACGATGTAGGCTTCTTCTGCGATTTTGACCACCTTCCTTTATAATTCGAGAGATGTGGGCACATGGACACAGCGGCTATAACAATCACAAATGTCGATGTGATATTTGCAAGGCCGCAGTCAATGCCTATAACCGTCGGATTCAGTCCGAGTACCGGCAGCGCCCCCACGTGAAGGAGTATGTCGCGGACTATCAGGCCAAGTATCGCCAGCTGAAGCGCGACGAGAAGCTGGCCTATGGCGTTGAGTACAAACGAACCAACGCAGAGCGGCTTCGGGCCAAAGAACGCGCCCGGGCAAAAACTGCGCATCGTGCAAACCAGAAGCGCCGTGATGCCCAAATGCGACGGGCTCGCAAGCTAGACCAGTTCGTAGAGGCAGTAGACCCAAAGATCGTCTACCAGATGCATGGTGGTTGCTGTGGGATCTGTAGGCAGTTCGTGACAGAAGAAGATTTTCATGTGGATCACATAATGCCTCTCTCACATGGCGGCCTACATGCCTATATCAACTGTCAGCCCGCGCACTCACACTGCAACCTCAGCAAGGGTGCAAAGGTGGCCCCCTAGTGAGGTTTGTTTTCTTTGGTGTTCGCGATTTTGGAAACCAGAA